ACTGTACTTTCCCTACTTTTAATATACTACTCATGATGGTTTACTAGGCCATGTGATGTTATCTGGGTCCGTTTGTTTTGGAACGTCCCTTAATGCTTGTCGATAGGTTTTCATATCTGCACTTAATGTATTATCTTTTAACGAAAGGTAGTCCGTTTCTGCCAACCTCCGATTGCGATCATTACGGATTCTTTTCCATTTTTCTGCGGTTTGATATGCGGTGAGTGCATCATCGTCTTTTACTATTTTACTTCCGTCCCACTTGAGGTGGTAGTGTGTTCCTTCTAAGTCTGAGACTATGTGACCACTTTGGTTAAAACTAATGGTATTACCTTCGTCATCTTGGTAACTAAATGGTGCATCGGTTTCTACAATCTCATAATCTTCACCACTAAAATTGTAGGTATCATTCCCTTTTTCGTCTTCAGTAGTTATTGATTTTAACCAAATCCAATAAGAAGGCTTATCAATACCTTTAGCAATCATTCTACAACGCCATTCTAGTTCATGAACGGAGATTATTTTTGTATCTTTTATTGCGATAAACATAGTCTAAGCCTTATGTATATTTATAACTGAATGATATGTCTCAGTAGAGGGGTGTGACCAGCCTCCAAAAAAAGTAAGTTTATCCCCTCTTTCCAACCTAAAAGTAGAAGCCATATAACTATTACTATTGCCACCAGAGTGAAGCATTTTAGCACTGGTTCCGTTTATTTTAAACGTCACATGAACTGAAGATCCATGATGCGATCCGAAATTTATTATATACATTCCTTCTTTTAGACACAAAATCTCATTATAAGCTACAACAAAATTTTTGTTTCCATATTCTTCAAATTGAATCTTCCCCCTCACCTCATCAATTATCCATTGAGCGGTACTAGTAGAAGCCGTATCGTTTGTTCTGTTAAGAACAGTATCCCTGTTTCCAATGTATGAAGTATCCCTAGTTACCTCATCCCAAGTCTTACCATCTGGACTACAAACTAAATTGTTCTGCTCCATATTCCTGTCACCACCAACTAGCTCATGAAGGAATGGGGTTTCAAAGGGTTGGTAGTGTGACGAAGTGTGGATTGGGGAAACTACATCGAATCCCACAAAGCCGTGACCACCTTGATACACATGGCAAGTTATTTCTTGTGTTCCTAAAGTTGCTGAATTATCAATAGTCATCATATCTTGACCAGCAGATGAAGAATGGTCTAAATCAGTATGAGCAACATTAGATGATCCAGCAAAATCCACATGATGTGCTTGATTAGTAGCTTCTACCCTTACTTGGACATTTGTCCCAAAAAAAGGAAGTTTGACAGTAGTAGAACTTGAAGCATGGCTTAAAAACCCATAAAGCCCTGGTGGGCCATACCATACATTAACTCTGGCTGTGCCATTAGTTCCATTAACTGCATCTGAAACAAAAATATCTCTTGAACCACTAACCATCCTTACTCCCTTACTAATCTGAGTATCTTCACAATCAGTTTGTTTTACATAATCTGCCATCAGCATATAGTCTGCTAGGACACAAGCATCTTCAGGGATTAGTGGGCGTTTGGGTTGGTGGAAGGTTAATTCTAGTATTTTAGTGTCTCCACTTCCAGAAGTCGCTATCCTTTCCCATTTAAAAATGTGTGTACCATAAGGTAGGTTTTGAGCAATATCTAAATGTGTAGCAGTTGCATGACCAGAAGTTGATAAATCAACACCATCTATAGTTGCTTTATGTGTGTAATCTCCACCTGTTGTTGTTTTTAGGCTAATACCAGTTCCAATAAAAGTTACATAAACAACATCACTATTTCCCGCAAACTGAAGACCTCCAGTACCAGATTCACCTATAACATCATCACCACTTAAACTGGTCAATCCATCATCCATTACATAGGCGATATCATCCGAAGTATTAAGCATACTTGCATCTGCATAAGTAGCACTTCCTGTTCCACCATTAGCACTTCCGTTTCCAAACTCTCGCCAATGAAAAGTCTTCGCTACTTCTGATAATGAATGCTCTACTGCATCATCACTAAAATTAATTGTCTGGGTGTTAGTTGAACTAACATCTGTAATTTTATTTGATGCAGTTGTTCCTATATTTTGGGCATTTCTTGGCATCATAGTAACTGATGTTTTAATCGTTCCACCAGAATCTACCCACTTAATAACTCTTCCACCATTGAAGGGTCGAATGTGATCATCGCTTCCAGTATCCCATGAAGCACCCCAAGTCGTTGCAGTACCTAATCCTAATGAAGTTGCAGTGTCTACTTTTGCTGAAAATAAAGTAGTGTCATCAACAAACCCATTAAAAGGATCGTAATGCGGTGTCCCACTTACAGTAAACTTCTTCCCATAAGAAACCACATTCTGACTAGGAATCTGAATCTTTGATCGGTTTGCGGTGGAGGTGGTGTCTTGGGCGATTAGTTCAATGCCGTAATGGTAATTTGTGTAATGACTTCCTTCAATATTGTCCTTAATTAAAAGAGTATTAATCCCTAGTGTTGTTGAAGGTAAAGTAAGTGCTACAACTGAACCAGCATCAACGTACCTATCACTTAAAGGTGTACTTGCTGATGCTTCTTGAGGGGTTTGTGCAGACCCTGCTGTACCATTTATATACGGAGTTAAACTCTTTCTATTTGCTAGAACTCGCATAATTATATTGGCTGCATTAAAATAACCAACTATCTCAATCCATGCCTCTTTATCAGACCCAACAACTATATCAGTACCATTTCCTGTGTATTCCGCAGTCACACCACCAGATGTAACTTCTACTATCCTTGCCCATTCCCTACCATCTACGCTGAAAACATTCTTGCCGTGAGTAGCTGTTTCCTGTTCAAGTAACTGTAATGAAGTAAACTCATGCCTCTGACTACCAAAATACCCACCAACTCTAGGGTCTTTGATTGGTTTACTGCCTTTGATATCGGTGTAGTAATATTTTCGTCCGTCTGTGTGTGCTGTTCCATAAGTGTAGGTACTGCCATGACTCGTATCTATGTCAGTTCCATGAATATCATTCCCAGCTACAGCAGGATACAGAACCCCAGGAATGATATGCGGTGTTGTTCTACCAGCAACATTGAATTCACCAGTAGCACTATCAACGTATAGGGTTCCTTCTTGTACTGTAGGATTTGCTTCGGGTGTTAAGTGTATTGCCATTTTAGATAACCTGTAGTTGACCTGAGACTGTTAAGGTTCCAGAAATTGTGATTGGCCCCACGAGACATGCGTTCTCGTTTGCCTTGATTTCAATATCTGAGGAAATGGTAGAAGGGTTTCTCAGGATACCTTGGTTGTTCGCTTCGTATCCTGTGAGTCCTGAACTATCGGTTTGTACTGGTGTATAGTTACCAGTATTAATACCTGAACCTTGTCTTTTCATTATGCGTTCTCCAAGACTGATACAATAATATCCGCTTTAGTATCTACACTACACCTTGCGTGTATAGCTGTAGAATCAGAGTCTATTACAATCTTACCATCTACTAATTCTACATTAGCTCCAACTGGAATAGTAACGTCTTTAGCAATATGAGTAATTACATCAGGATCTCCGTTAGTAATTAAAGCCACATCTACTGTAACTGAAGCTGTATGAATATTTGCTACGTTACACCCAATAAGAACATGTCCTTTGTTAGATGTCAACGCTGTTAATGATGTGTCTACTTGAGTATTGGTTTCATCCCAATTACCAAAAGCAGTATCCTTTACGTTTCTTTTTTTATTTACGAATTTTGCCATAGGTTATCCGAGTGCAATACTGAATACGATTGAATTTGATAAAGCATTTGCTTCTGTTGTTGTGTCTTGAGTGTCCACATAAGTTTTTGTAGTTGCGTGGTTTGCACTAGCAGGTGCTCCAGACAAGGTTAATGCTCCTGTCATTGTGTCACCTGATTTAGAAACTTTTGCACTAATAGTGCCAATATTAGTTGATACTGTATTTATGTTAGATAAGTTTGTATTAGTTCCTGAAGTACCTGTTCCACCATCGTAACCAGTTGCTATAGTAGACATGTTAGTCAAAACATCTGATACAGCTAGTGTGTTCATATCTGATATAATATCAGAAGAAGCTAAAGTATTTAAATCAGCTACTATATCACTTGTCGCTAAAGTATTTATATCTTCTACAATAGAGTTGCCTGAAGCTGATGTTCCTGCTAATATAGCCATATCTGCTACAGCATCCGCAGTACCTAATCTAGTAATTTCAGTACTAAGTCCTGCAACTGTAGTAATATCAGCACCAATTCCTGTATCGACATCTACTTTTCGTACAGCATCGTTAGCATTTTGAGGCTGTCCTAAGTTTTTAATTCGTACACTAGCGGCATTCCAAATATCATCAGTATCTTTAGTAAGAGATCCTGTGGCAGTAGTATCAAATGCTTCTTGAGCTATATGGAATGTTTCAAGAAATGCGTTATCTAGTTCTGATTCTGTCAGTACAGAAGCATTTTGAAAATTAGTTGAAAGCGTTGTTTTATCAGATTTAATACGAGTTATTTTTACAATATACCAAGCACTCTTAGCAGGATACCCTGGATTATCTGTATCAGTATTTCCAAAAGCAGTATGCGTATCATTTATTTGTATGTACTTTCCTGTAGTATTGATAGTCCAAGGCTGAGTACTATTACTTATATTAAGAGCATCTAGTTTTGCTTTTTGATTAGCCGTTAATTCTGTGTCATCTCCTGCTGTATCAGTCGATAATCTATAAATACGCACACCATTAATGTATAGGCGTAATTCTTCTGCAAAATCATTTACATACGCATTAATGGTACTTGGAGTATATCCTATATTAGCATACGATATTTGAAATGTTGAAGCAGGTGCTGAACTGTAATCACCACCAGAGGATGCTCCTTGATTACCTGCGGTAGTTAAAGTTGTAGTTAAAGATGATATTGCCATGTTATTCTGTCAATTCTAATGCAGAGCTAGGAACTCCTCGTTGTAAAAGTTTTTCTTTATAATCTTCCATTGTTTTACGCTGTTCTAACTCAAAGTTTTCAGGCATAGCTAATAAAACTTGTTCAGCTAAATCTCTGTAACTGTAAATTAATTCTTTAACTTCACGCAATCTAGGATCATCATCAGCATATCCTTCAATTAATGGACCTTCTTCGGACAATCCTTGTTGATATTTGGGACTTAGAATTAAAGCTGTTAAAGCTTGTTTAAGCCTGAGATTTCCGTACTCAGGGTTAGGTAAAGTTCCTGTAAGTCTTATTTTTTCAGCTAATTGTTTATCATTAAGTTCTATATTATCTGTAAGCCACTTTGATGGTAATGGAATATATGCTCCTAGTCTGTGTAATTCGTTACGAATAGGATCATTACCAGCTTTAATTACAGGAATACCTGTGTTATAATACCCAGGCATCTCTACAAGTTCTCCTGTTATTTCATCAAATTTATCAGGTACTACATCAGGGTTTATCTTTTTCATGACTTGATTATAGAACGATGAAGCTTCTTTAAAAGCTTTATCTCCTGTAACCATAGACCTTATCTGCATATAGCTTGATGGTATAAAACTTGTAGCCATCTTGATTGCAACTTTGGATGGTTCCATAGTCAACGAATCAGTTTTCTGATCCATTGTCAGTATTTCCAATAAGTTTGCAATACCTTGAAAATACGCTTTATCTTGTATAGTTTCAGTAAATCCTATAATACTATACATTACCATCTGATCTCTTTGTTCTTCATTCATATAATGAAGATTATCAGCAATGTTTGCAACAAAAGCTAACGGAAGAAATAAAGGATCAAGTCTGTTATATCCGTACCAACTATCTCCTATACGTATAGAGTAAGGTTGATTATCAGCTTCTCTCCATCGTTTATTAGCTTTGTAGTTTGCTGGTCCTGCTCCTGTGATCTTACCATCAAGGACTACTGTTAGTGCAGATCCATAAAGCACAGTACCTAGTGCCATACGTCCTCGTAATAACGCTTTCATTTGAGGATCAGCATTTAATAGCTCATCTCTAAACTTCCTAAAATAAGGTAGTCTATTAAGAGCTAACGACATAGGTGTACGTTGGTAAGCTCTGATAAAAAGATTAGTCGGAGTTCTAATAAAAGGAAGAAATAGTCCTAGACTCGGATGTTTACCAACCATTATCTGTAAAGATCGTGGTATACTGTTTCTAGCTAAGTCTTCAGTAAACGTAACTTGTCTTGATATTTGTAATCCTGCGTTATCAATAGCTCTTCCAGTATCAGGATCAAAAGCTTCATCAATACGTTTAGTAATGTGATTCTTTAATGCTTTACCTCGTAACCCTTGGTCTACTCCTTCCATAGAAGCATCAGCATATATCTTGGAACGATACGTTAATTGTTTAAAGAACTCATCCTCAGATCCCATTAGTCTTAATGACATCCTATTAACTTTACCAAGAAAATCTATAGCTGTACCTGCTACTGCTTTATCTTTTAATCCCATACGTTCAGCAGTAATCATGTGTCGAGGCAATCCGTCAACCTTAGTTGCTAAAGGATCAAGATAATTCTGTTCATGATACAAAGACTTACGTGCCATACGTAACGCTGGTAGCATTTGAGACAACATAGCTTTATAGTGTGTCATCAAATTACGGAAACTAGCTCGTTCACCTGGGGTCAATAGTGCTCCTACGTAACGCTCAGTTGGATAAATAAGATTTTCACTTACTCCAGACAGTACGTTAGTAACATGAGTCTTTACGTTATTCAGAATAGATCCTCTAAAGAGTTCCCCTGTTACATCGAACAGACCTGTCTTCCTGTAGTTGTAGGCTTCTTTAAGGAACTTACTGGGATCGTTATCGTAGACACGTATACGTTCTGCTATAGCTCTAGCATCTCCGTCAACTCCTTTATCCTTTAACATTTTCTGAAGTTTAAACGGATCATCTCCTGCCTGTCCTATACGAATACGTCCAGCACTTACTGCTCTTGCAGTACCTGTAATTCCTGTCTTGACATTATCAACTAACTCCATCCACTGACTAAGAGTATTCATAAATTGAGCTTCAGTCTGTGGAGTAGACGTATGAGACAAGGCTTCTGCTTGTTTAGATAAAGTACGTCTAAAGTTTTCTACCATCAACTTGAGTGCTATAATAGACTCATCTGCTTTACCAGTATCTTTAGCTATCTTAGCAGAAAATGCAAGTATCTTATCAGGAGAAACTACATCTCCCATCAAGTTATTAGTTGTAATTACAGCTTCTTCACCTGTTTTTTGTAAAGATTTCTTGCTTCTTGTTACAACTTGTGGTACACTCTCCTTTAGTTTCTCTATGACATTAACAGTATCTACACTATCAAATTTAGTAGTATTAAATAATTCTTTATTAGGTTCTAAGGTTTCAGGAGACTTTAGAAAAGCCTTCATAGTCTTTAGTTCATCCTTACTAAATGTCTTAGTCCCTGCTTCTATACTATCATCTACAGTTTCTGCTACTGAAGGTTTTACTTTTTGTGATTGTTCGATAGCTTTAGTAGTATCAACAATACCTTCATCACTTATTTTCTGAACTTCTTCAGGGGATTTACCAGCACTAATAGCATCATCAATATTCTTTTCTCTTCTAAGCAGTGCCGCAATAGGTTTTGAGATTACTTTAAATAAACCAAAAGTGGCTGCATCAAGTCCTATTGATTCTAAAGCCATAAGAACACGTTCTTCTGTGATACTATTTGCTTTATCTGAACGCAACAAATCAGTAAGAGGATTACGTAACGAAGGGTAGTTATCCAAAAGATTCGATAATCGGGCTTCATGAGGCTCTAAAGCCATAGTTGATGCCACGGCCCCTGGAGCAAGAAAACGTCCAGCACCAGCCAATCTGGAGGTTCCCTGAAGTATTTTACCAGCCTTCATGAACTTACCAACACCATATACTAAAGAAAGTATCTCTGTAGCATCTCGTGTAAATGCTCCTGCGGTAGTCTTAGGTTGTGTTACTTCAGGTATCTCCCAGTTAAATATTTCTTTAACTCTTTCGTCAACTAAAGGTGCAACCTGAAGATCAGGATTAATAAACCTAAATCCTTTGTCAATGGATCTGTAACCAAATTCAGCTATTGCTGATCCTACGTCAACCACATCTTGAACTGCTTCTCTTCCTCCAGCTAAGACACCTGTACCCATGTCTTCCAAAACACTTTCGTCAGACTCAGGTTTTTCTTGAGGTTCTGGTGGTGGAGTTGAAGGACTGATTTCTTCATCAATACCCTGTACAGAAGGCTCTTCTCCTAAAATTTGAAGTATTTCAGGACTATTCATGTTACCTATTTCATCTCTAATATCATTAGAAAGATAGGTTTCTTCTAGCTTCATGGTGTTTGATCTTCTTGTCTGGTTTTAATAGCTTGTAAACCTGCTTTAGCTTCTTCTTGTTCAGTTTTAGGAGATTTAGCATCTATGTCTAGTAAAGCCTTATTTATTCTATGACCCCTTTTAATAGCTTCATCTTCTTCTTTTTCATCTCTAGTAAGATCTCTAATTTCTTCAAGTTCATCAACAGGAGTTGGTAGAGGTATAGCTTCAAGTCTTTCTTCGGTAGTTTGATTCTTTTTAAATGATTCTTCTTTTTTAATTTCGTTACCTTCTGGTTTTTTTCCTTTATTTTTTTCTATACTGTGTAGATGAAGAAGCCACTCAGGCATTGTTCCGTGAGATTTGTTTGTTTCATCTCTCCAATAAATATAAAGATCTGTTAATACTAAATCACCTGAGTTTTCTAAAAGTTTTTCTTTAACTGTACCTTCAGGCATAAGGTCTACAATTTGTTTTATATTTTTAGATCCTTTATTGTGAATCTGGATAAGTTCTTTTACACTAGATACTTCAAAATGATCAAAAGGTTTACGTAAGATTTCATTATTTTGTAAATTTTGAAACGCTTGTGTCTCAGCTTGTTTAGCAGGATCAACAAAAGTTTCTTTAACAAATGTTCTTACTTCTTTTCTCCACTCTTCTGGAGTCATTGAAGGAAGTCCTGAATGCGTTTCCCAAAAAGTTTCTAATTTAGCAAGAGCATTATCAAAATTTTGTGATGCTTGAAAATCTCCAGTTATTGAAATAACTCCGTCACTACTTATATTAACTTTACCTTCTCCTTTAACAGCGTCTGCCACTAATGTTCGTATTGAAGCCCATTCGGTTTTGAAAAAATCTTCGGGAAAACTTTTATGCTGATCTCCAAGAGATTTATACCAATTATAGCGAGGAACTCTTTCTTTAACTAATCCGTTTAGTGCTATACTTTTATTTACTTCTTCTAAAGCTATAGTCGGGTTATCTATATTCTTCATGAATAGATCATTTATCATCTGTTCTTGAGAATCTGTAGGTACGCCTTTAGTTTTTTGTAACAATGTGACATAATTATTTATGTCGGTGGCGATTTGAATATTGTACGGACTTGCTAAAGCTTCATTAGATATTTTAATTTGTAATTCGGTTAATTTTTTAAAATCTATACCTGTTCCATCAGCTTTCCAAGGAACATTAAGAACAAATTTATTTTTTAAATTAGTTTCTAATAAGCGTTTAGCTTCTTTTCTTTCGTTTTCTTTAGTAGTATGTGCTGTATTTCTATCTCTAAATATTTGATCAGAACTTTGATTATAAAGTTTTAACATGTATTCAGTGTTTCTTCCTTTTTCTAAAGCAGGAAGCATCACGTTTAAAAATGCTTGATCTGTGTGGTCAATAGCTACTTGAGATACAGCATTTAATAAAAACCCATTA